CCACCACCATCACCACCACCACCAGCAAAAAACAAATCCGGGGCCAGGTGCCTCACCTGGCCCTGGCTTCAGCCTACCATGCCGTTGCCGATCCTTCCATCTATCCCATCAAAGGAGCCAGTTTTGGGATTCCAAAGAAATGGAATGTAGATCCTGCTCTGGTCCGGCAAGGTGGGCCGCTCTTGAAGGATTTCCATCCCGTTGTCCCTGATAACGGGTACCACAACTTCATGGCCGCATTTCGCAAACGATGCAATTATTTGAGCCACGACCGTGCTAGTCCTAGGGTAATTGCTGGGTCACTTCAATTTCTTGATGCCTTATGCCCTGAGACACTTCCTGAGTTCGTTTGGGACCAGGATCTGTTCGATCGATGGAATGGTAAGTTTGGGCCTGAGAAACAAAATCGCATGGTGGCGGCGCTTGACACCTTTTGCACCTCTAACCTCAAAGATTACTCCCGTAAGGAAGTTTTCGTCAAAACCGAGGCTTTGTTGGTGCAGCACAAGCCCAATTGGGCGCCCCGTGTCATTTTTAAGGGCACTGATTTGTACAATGCTGTTTCAGGACCCATCTTCTGTGAACTCATGCGTAGGCTTGACCAACGCTGTGGGAACATGGAGGGTCCTTATAGGTTCTGTTTGGCCTATAAGAAAACTCCTGTGCAGTACGTACCATTCGTTGATAAACAGCCGGGGGAGTTTATCGAGAGTGATTTTTCCAAGAATGATCTTTTGCAGTGCGTGGATGTTCAGGCTCTGGAGCTACAGTGTATGCGCCGCTTTGGTTGCCCAGAGTGGTTTTTACGCTTGCATGCCAAGACTGACAAGTTCGTGGTTGAGAATCGGCGTCATGCCGTCTCTGCCACGCTTGAGCATGAGTTGCCCACTGGAGCCACTGACACCACGTTCCGCAATTGTTATTGGAACATGTGCATTTGCTACACATTCCTTACGACCACCAAGGCCACCGCTTCTTTAGGTTTGGTTCTTGGTGATGATATGCTGGCCAGGGTTGTTGGCCTCAAGCGTTACGCTTGCAAAACGTATGAAAGCTTGGCTAAAGAAGCCCGCATGGAGGCCGTGGTGTCTAGACACTCGCACCTCGTCTCCTGCACCTTCCTTAGTAAATGTTTTATTCCTTCCTATTCTGGGTTCCACTTCACTGTGCCCTTGATGGGAAAGAATCTTGCCAAGTTTAACATGCGTGCCAATCTCAACCAACAACTAAGCGACCATGCCTATTTTGCTGGCAAGGCCGTTGGCTATGCATATGAATTTCGATTCGTGCCTCCTTTGAGAGACATCTTTCTCGACCGCTTTATCCACGAATGGTCATTCGTGGAAGTGGAGAGCAAGGTGGCTTTCAGGGATGCTGAAGCCTCTGTGAGTTGGAACGCTCGTGAAGCTGGTGTAACATTACGTGGTATACGTGACAAGATTGTAGAGTCTCGCGTTGCCACCCATGACGTGTTTCACGGGTTTTGCTACCACAGGTATGGATTAACTGGCCATGACGTTGTTGACCTTTTCGAGAGCGTGGTCCTTGACACTTCCAAGTTTGACTTGGAGTGTCATTCTGCGACCATGTTGTCCGCGGATTTCGTTTGAGCTTTGTGG